GATTAACATTGATAATGAATGGTTAGAGTTGGAATAATATCATGGACAGCAGCATACGGCAATGCAGCAGCATTAGCAGTTGGTATGCGGCATTTTGCTGATGTAGCGACATGGTATAAATATGCTGATGAAAAAGGATTCGAGGATAATGCCAAGATACGCGGGCCATTCCCTGATTGCGATTGTTATGTTATTATCGGCGCTCTGTCAATCGGATTACTACTGGAGAAATATCATAAAAGACGGATTGCCGTGATATTGACAGATAGTACATATATGATGAATGCCGAAAAATACAATAAGATAATCGCTCGCAAAGGATGGCAGGTATTTGCCATGCCGGATCTGGCATATCTGAATGGAACAAAGAATATCTATTATCAACCATTTGTTATGCCGAAAGTCGATAAGCGAAAAACAAATCTTGTATGTCATAGCCCTTATTGTGATAAGAAAGAAATTCAGAAAGGCACGACATATATTTCGGCTGTCTGTACGAAAAATAATTTACCATTGACGATCATCAAAGGCAAGACATGGCAGGAGACTATACGTGAGAAGGCTACGCATCTTATCTGCATCGATCAACTCTTTCGCGGGATTGGCAAATCCGGATTAGAAGCTATGTTATTGGATTGTGTAGTGCTTACAGGTCGCAAACCTGCGGGGAATCATTTACCCCCGGTTGTCTGGACTGATAAGAATAATCTTAGCAAGGATTTACTCGACGTGATATTTAATGGCGATCTGCGTGAAGATATAATTACAAGACAAAGGCTGTGGGCGGAGAAAAACCTGAATCCGGAATATGCTGCGGGTAAAATATTTGAGAAGTTATGAAAACAGACGATTCGTGGAATAGATATTACGGTCAGGAAAATTCTCCGGGATATAAGCGATATGGTTTTGCTGTATCACATCTATTCGGTGAGGTCCTTGACGTAGGTTGTGGTGACGGTTTTGGAATGTATTTAATGGACAAGAATAAATCCATAACAAATATATTCGGAATTGACATTCAGAATGAAGCGATTAAAATGCTAAAAAAGAATATTCCCGGAGCAAAAGTAATGAAAGCATCTGCAGAAGAACTTCCTTTTACTAATAATTCATTTGATTGTGTCCATTGCGGTCAGACACTTGAGCATGTCAAAAATGATGAACAAGTAATAAGTGAAATAGAGCGTGTTGTGAAATGTCGGGCAGTTTTCTCTGTGCCGATAAATGGAGGGATATCCGAACAGCATGTAAGAGAATATAAAAATGAAAAACAGATTGAAGATAAGATAAAAAAATATTTTAATATTATTTCAAAGAAGATTTTTATTGATGGCGAGAACCATAAAAGACTTGTTTTGATAGCAGAGAAATTTAGTAAAAGGAAAATATTCATTGACATAGGAGGATGGAATGGAGTGAGTGCGGAGTTCTTCAGAAACACTCATCCGCAAGGTAAGGAATTTGAGATATACATCTTCGAATGTGACCATAGGAATATTGATGTTATCAAAAAAAAGAATCTTCCGGTCACGCTTATCGAGAAGGCTGCATGGATAACAAACGGAATGGTGAAATTTTATTATGCCAATGCTGGTACTAAAGCAGGAGGGACACTTTACCCGACAAAAAAGACCGGGCATGTGAATAGGAATAATTTCTATATAGTGCCATGTATTGATATTGTGGAATTTATAAGACAGTTCGCGGGATGCTATATCATTATGAAGCTCAACTGTGAAGGTGCGGAATATGATATTATCCCTCATCTTAAAAATGCTGGTATGCTTTCGATGATTAATAAGTTCTATGTTCAATGGCATTGGGATAAGATCGGATTAAGCAAGGAAAGACATAATGAGGTTGCAGGTATGATCAATTCACATCCCTGGGATTGTCAGTTTAATGCTAAAAAATTTAAAGAGAAATTTATGGCGACGATATGAAGCATTTACTTATAACACGGCTCTGGTTTGACTCGACGAAGTTAATGGACAAGTATATTGATATTGCCCTCAAAACTTTCATTCCCTCATTGAAAGCACAGACATTCAAGGATTTTGAGTTTGGGATATTGATTAAAAAAGAACACGTCGATCATGTACGTCAACGGCTCGGTGTGGATTTTACGCCATTTACCGGTGGTATAGAATCATTTCGTGAGGAAGTTGTCAAGGGTGGATATACACTTCAGACCCGTCACGATATTGATGACTGGATGGCTCCGACATATATGGCTGAGATACAGAAGATCTATCAGGCAAATAAAGACAAGTATTCGAGTTTTATAATATTTGCCCAGCCCGTTAAAGTAGATTGGCCGTCGGGCAAGAAATCTGAAGTAGCGCCATATCATGCGAAGCGTATATCGATGTTCGCAACATTATATCAGCGTGAGCCGAAATATCCGGTTTATAAAGGTTCTCATGGTGCGCTTTGGAAATATGCCGAAACAGTATTCCAGCTCCCGCGCGGGCTGGCGCGTTGGGTACAACATCCGGATTCTGTTACCAATGCCAGAATGAAAACAAAGAATATAAAACGGGTTGGTAATATGATGCTCTATGATGAAGATCATAACTGGATTTCGGAACGCGCTATCGATCCTGTTGTTAACATACTAACCCGAACATTTAAACGACCGAATAGTTTTGCTAAATGCCGTGAGTCAATTTTAAGTCAGACATATACAAAAAGCGAGGGTAAATTTGGTGATCGTTCTGCGAAGATAAATCATATTGTCGGATCGGAAGTCGAATGCCCGTATTATCCGCAAGCTGTCAGACTAACGAAGAAAGAAGGAAAGTTCCTGCCCTGGAATCTTCATCTTAACGATCTTGGAAAGTTGGTTAAGACCGGGTGGGTAATGTATCTCGATGATGATGATATGCTTATGAGTCCGACAGCCATACAAGAGATTGTAAACGAGATAGATAATGACGATCAGTTACTTATATGGAAAGTTCGTATTGGTACGTGGACAGCGCCGAATGATAAGCATTTCGGACGGGTGATAAAAAAAGGGCAGGTCAGCGGAATCGGAATACTATTTCATTCGAAATATCTTCCTGTTCCGTGGCAGGCCATACCGGCAGGAGACTTTCATGTAATAGAATATCTTGCAAAACGACTAAAGGTTAAATGGGTTAATAAGATACTTACAGGTACTCAGGGTGAACCGAATCATCACGGGCGCGTGCCTGCAGTCGAGATAAAGAAAAATCCTCAGCCCAAAACCATTCCTGTAAAAACCGTACCAGAGACAAAGAAAGGACTTATTACAGTCGGTACTCCGACATGGAACAATGGCGATATATTCTGGTTATCAATCGAATCATTATGCCGGCAGCAGACGGATAGACGATGGGAATATATAATTCACGAATGCCCGTCACCTAATCCCGTTGGTGAGGCTTTTATTGCGAAATACAAAGACCGACTGAAAGCTGCCGGATGTGTGAGGATCCATTACATAAATAATGGTCGCAGAGTTGATCTGTCGACAAAATGGAAACAGATAGCCGCAGCAGCACAAGGTGAGATACTTATCCTTCATGATTCGGATGACTATACACACCCGCTCAGGATACAGCGCACGGCGGAGCTTATCGGTGATAAACCCTGGTACGATACGCGCTATGCATGGCATTATTCTATACCGATGAACAAACTGATGTTATACGATTATCAGATAACGAAGAAACGCTGGAAAACGGGATTTAATATTGCCATACGTACTGATATACTGCGGAGGATTCCTAATCCGCATAAGAACGCCGGTATGCATCGATGGATGAGCGAATATGTCAGTGACAAATATATCGATTCGACAGTTTATCCGTGTGTTGCCACAACTGGTGCAAATACCGTAAGCCTAAACCGTGAGAGGTTCTTCCGTAATCCGCGCCCACCATTCGTAAAGACGAATAAGACAATACATACTATCGGACTGCCGGATGACATTGTCCGCCGGCTGGTGAATAATAATACAGTGACAGCCCTGGAGATTTTGCGTGCAGGAGAAAAGGTCGAGGTATTATTTATAAAGAATTACTGTCGGCTTTATAAGAAAGGCGATATAAAACGCATACCGCGTATGGCTTATGAACGACTATTGAAAAAACATCACGTCCAGCTTATTAATGAACCGAAACAAGAACCTGTAAATGTTGAGATATGAAAATAGAGATAACGACAGATATTGCACTTGAACCCGTAACCCTTGAGGAAGTTCGTGAAGCATTGAAAGTAACAGGTACGGGGCATGACAGCGAGCTTGAGAGACTTATCTCCGATGCACGGGATTATATCGAGCAGGCAACAGATACGAGTTGTCTTGAACGCGAGATAAAAGTCACGTCTGATATTGAACTTGAGGAATGGGAACTGCCACTTGGTCCAGTTAGTAATCTCGTCGAAAGTACTGATACAGATGATAATTACGTCTATGAATATACAGGTGGATTGACGGATTGCTCACCGAGAATGAAAAGGCTTATTACGGACTATATAAAATACAAATATGATATTGATGACGAAGCGCGGGAATTACCTGCGAGTATAAAGAAACAAATACAGTTACTGACAAGGCAACCAGGATTATAAGTTTAATATGAAACTTCAGGATAGATTGATATTATATACACGAACAGTTGCTTCCGATGGTGCAGCGGGAAAGACACCCGGTGTATTGGTCGAAGTAACGCGCTGGTGGGGTAATGTCAAACCACTCGGAGGACTAATCGGTATGCAGTTTCAGGCTATTAATGGCACACAGGGATTCGAGATAGTGACAAGGACGGATTTCGATTTTGCGCCAAACAGGGAATATATCATAGGTTTTGAGAGTATTTACGGCGAACAGATTATGCTTATTCATTCTGTTCAGGTTGATAAACATTATACTAAATTGATTTGCAAAAGTGAAAATAAGTTGCCAGTTCAAACCACCTGATATTGCGAAGCGATATAGACGCATGAAGGTTGAATTTGACCGTGAGATCAAAAAGGCCGTTGCTGTATATACGCGTCAGACAAGCTTGGGTGCGAAAAGTTATGCCGTTGTCAATCATAGTGGTATGAAAAACAGCATACGTCCGGGGTTTACGGAACATGGAATGACTGGCGAAGTAATTGTCGGCGTCGGTTATGGTCCTTATGTAGAATTTGGAACAGGATCGAAAGTTAATGTACCTTCAGAACTTCAGGATTATGCCATGCAGTTTAAAGGTGCGGGAATACGAGAAGTTAATCTTTCAGCAAGACCATATTTATATCCGGCGTTTTTTATCAACCGCGAGAAATTTATAACGGCCTGTGATAATATATTAAAACGAGTATTATGAAAGACTGCTTTTATCAATATAGAAAAGGTCTTTACGACAAGCTGAGGATAATCAAATTTCTGGGCGTGTCAGTGCCTGTCATGGAGTTTGCTCCGGATGAACAGGAGACGCCGTTTATACAGATACAGAATATGAGTTCGGATTACCAGCGCGATGATGATAATTTCTCGCAGACCGTTACGACGGAGATAATGGTTGTTACATCACACGCCGGACCACCGGATGACTTCGGATCTAAGCTTGCCGATGATATGATGACGATAATTATGCAACGACTTATATCGAAAGGAGTTACTACGGCTGATCGTACTAAAGCAGTATCGATGACGGACTTCATAGATAACGGCGCACATTTCGGAGGGTTACATTACGATAATAGTTTTGATGGCGCCGTGACATGGATTCGTAAGATATTGACTATATGGACAGATATTGATGAAAAGACCGCCGGCGAACTTGAAAAACCGCTTACAGCGGATAATACAATAATAACAGTCGACAATGCTGATATCACGGTCGACATGACAGTATATATTTAGGTTTAATTAAAAATTGATAGAAAAATGGCAAAAATTAAAGGTTACAATGTACGCTTGTATCTCGGAGGCAATCTCCTGGCTCATACTACCGAGGTGTCGATCAATCTTACGACCGATACTGAGGAGTTAACTGATGCCGATAGCGGGGATTTCAAGGAGTTTGGTCCAACGCTTAACAGCGGTAGTGTCGATACGTCGACATGGTATAACAATGCCGTTGCTGGCGGTGGGGCTGATTTCCAGGATGTCCTCGATGCGCATCTCAACCAGACGCAACTAACGCTTGTCGCAGAGATTGAAGCTGGCGTGGAGATTTCCGGTCTTGGCTATCTAACATCACTGACGCCTTCCGGCGGTACGGGTGCAGGATATGTCAAGTTTGATGCAGGATTTATCTTCACGGGTGAATATTCGTAATGGTCGTCGAGATTAAACGGCGTTTCCGGCTTCATCCGGTGGGCTTTCGCTTTGATGCTATGGCAGCATGGCTTATGTGCCAGCAGTATGGCATCGATATCGATGGGATGGACAAGATACCCAAAGACGAATATAGTGATTCGTGGGTATGGTCTGCTCATGTATCATTTTGTATTTTAAAGAAACCTCATCCCTGGCGATATATGACTTATAAAAAAATGAAATGTTTCATCGCGCGTATGCGCAAGAGCGAATGGGATATGCTGTTGGCAGCAATGGCGGCTGTACGAGCGACGGATGATGATAAAAAAAAAGCACAACCTGGCGGGAACTCTTTATCTCAGGATGGCAAGCCGGACTAAAGGAGGATGAACTGCTACGGCTGTCATTTGTCCAGATAAACCGTGTATTCGAGGCTTACAAGTTAACGGATGATGAATGGTGGAAGAAATTTCGGCACGTAGCTTACGAGACTTGGCGCAAGGGAGCAAAGAACGCCCAGGGTATAGAAGTGTACATGCCCATCGGGACGGACGGCGAGAAGGAACTGACGAAAGATGAACTTAACGATATATGGACAAAATACGGCAAGTTGGATAAGAAGAAAAAACGGATAAGATTATTCCGAAAGAATAAAAAACGAAAGAATGTCAGAGCAAAAACATAAAGCGGTATTTACGGCAGATAATCGTGACTTGTTAAAGAAGGTCGATCAGACAGGCAATAAGATGCAGTCGCTATCGAATAAGGTCAAAGGTCTTGCTTCGGGTTTTATTGCTGCTTTTTCTATTAAGGCAGTAGCGAGTTTCCTGACGTCGAGTATGAAGGCTTATGACGAAGAAGCAAAAGCCTCTGCATCACTTCTTGTCGCTCTGAAAGGTCGTAAAGATATACAACAGGATATCATCAGCCAGGCAAAAGAACTTCAAAGTGAAACACTTTTTGCTGACGAACAGACTATCCAGGCTGGCGCAAGGTTGGCTATGATACTCGGAACTAATGCAGATGCATTAAAAAAATTACTTCCACTTGTTCAGGATTTTGCTACTGGAAAAGGTATGGATCTTTCTTCTGCTGCTGATCTTATAGCTAAGTCTATTGGTTCTTCAACAAATTCACTTACTCGTTATGGCATACAGATAGAAGGCGCCGCTGGTAGTTCGGCACGTCTTGAAATGGCTATGATTGGATTGAATAAACAAGTCGGTGGTCAGGCACGTAAAGCAGCAGAGACAGGATTGGGGCCACTGCGTCAACTTGTTAATGCCTTTGATGATTTGAAAGAAGTAATAGGACAAGCAATCGTTGAAGGTGAAGGATTTCAGAGAATGATAAAGAATATAAAAACTGCTACTGAGGGTACGGCGGAATTTTTTTCCGAAGATCTCGTTACAGCTACCGGCAAACCGATAACAGGATTTAAAAAACTGCTTACATGGTTTGGTCTGACACAGGGCAGTTTTAAGGCTACGGAGAAAGTTATTCAATCATATATATATAAACAGGAAAATCTTACCGAGGCAGTTGCAGGAAGTACGGAAGTCGTAAAGCCAGCCGTTAAAACGATAGCCGATTATAAACAGGAAATAAAAGACCTCGAAGGCGAGCTCGATACATTGACTGTCGGAGAATGGGCTCATGCCGGCGTTATAAGGAATAAGATTGCTGACTTACGGGAATATATCAGCGGGATTACCGAAGTACGTGACATATATCGTGCTACGACAGAAAATCTTAAAATGCCGCAATTCTCAAAGAAGATATTCGGTGAAGATGTAAAGAAAGATCTTATCGACATGAAATATAATGTCGGTACAGTTACCGAATCACTTACATACGCACAGATAGCAGCTCAGTCATTCTCGGATCAGATGATACAGGCAGGTATAGACAGTAAGGGATCGATGCTTGATTTTGCCCGTACTGCCGTTGCTGTCGCCAAGAAAGTTATTGCCACATATATTGCCGAGGGTGTAGCAGCGGCGGTTAAATCAGCACTCGTTAAAGTACCATTCCCGTTTAATGTCATTGCCGCTGGTATAGCTGGTGGACTGGCAGCAGCAGCATTTAACAGGCTTATACCGAATTTTGCTGAAGGTGGTGCTGCTTATGGTCCTACGCTGGCAATGGTAGGTGAGGCGCCAGGTATATCGCGTGCTAATCCGGAATATATAGGAACGGCACGACAGTTATCGCAGTCATTAGGTGGACGGTTAACATGCCGTGTAAGCCGTAACGATCTGTTATTTGTACTCAACGAAGGCCAAGCGGCAAGCGGGAGGAATTATTAATGGCATTTGCGGTAAAATATAGTAAGAAATTTCAGCGCATGGGTGTTACAACAACTTATCGTGTGGATATTCTCTCCGAGGCCGGTGGTGGTGTGATAACGCCGGATAAGATGGGCGCTGAGCCATTTCAGTTAAAGACTCTTGGTTCGGAACGTGATGAAGATAAGATAGTAATAGGTTCGGAAATAACATTTGAGTTTGTACTGCTCAGGCGCGCTGGCGAAGCAGATTACGACGCATTGTTCCAGAGCGAATACCGCGATCATATTGTTAAGTTCTATAATGACGATACTTCTACTCTTCTATGGCAGGGATATCTACAACCGGAGAATATATCGAAGTCGATGTTCGAAAGGAATCTTCATATATATCTATCGGCTACGGATGCCTTAAAAGATCTCATAGAATATGATTTTCTTGATGGTGGATCGATAGTTACTGGTCATCAGTCGGGACTTGCAATACTAAAACTCTGTCTGACAAATCTTGACCAGGATTCACAATTCCAATATAACTTTATAGTTAAACTTGGTACAAAGCATACCGGGCAGGGAGCTAATGATACGGCGTTGAAAGATGTTACGCATGATACAAGAAGATTCACTAACCTGGTTGATGGACGGACTGAGGTAGATGATTGTCTGACAGTCATTGAAAAAATACTCAGACCATATTCCTGTACGCTTCAGCAATGGGGAGGTAAATATTATATCCTGTTACGGCACGAAGTGGCAACAAATTACTATACTTATAACTGGGCTCTGGTTTTCCAGAGCAAAGCAGCATCAAACGATGATATAAATATTGATAATTATAAGTTTCAGCGCGAAGCTGATATATCCTATTTATCACCAATAAAGGAATGTCAGTTAAGACTTCTTAATCGTAACGTAGGGTCACCGCTTGTAGCAGATATAAATGATTATGATGAAGATACCGGACCGTGGGATTACTCAAATTATGACTGGCTTTATGATGATGGTTTGACTTATATGCTATTAGATGCCAAAGCGGATGTCGGCGCTCCGGGCATAAGTAACGGATATGTTACACTCGTAAGTGACGTGGCTATACAGAAACTTACTGACGGGGATTATCTTAGTATCAGATTTTCATATTGCCATACTACCGGAGGTGCGGCAAATCCAGAATGGCCCCAGTTTAAAGTAATAGTCGTGAAAGATGGCGTTGATTATGAGGAATTACCGATACAGATAATGAATGGCTATCTGTTTTATGAATCAGCATTAACGGCAAATTTTAAACTTATCGGAAATATCGGACAGACTTTTGATTATAATTTCAAAATAGAGATAATCTCTAATGACACAGTTAATTTTTATGAAATTCATCTTGTTGATTTCGACTTTACAAGGATTTTTACTGATGAAGGTGATGATCTGACAGGTGTATCTTTTGATATTTTCTACCGGGGAATAAGTACAAAAGGAAAGATAAAACTTCCGGTAATAGATTTCTATTTTGGTGATACAGTTCCTGCCGGGGATTTTGCTGCATTGGTTTATGCTGCTGCGAATACTTTTGAATGGGATCGTGAGGGTGTCAATGACAATGCCTTGTTACTTTATCTATGGGCTAAGAATCTTCTTATCTCCAGGCAGGATTATACTGAGTATATCATTTGTGTTATAAAAGATTCAGGAGATAATATTATACCAGTAAATTATATCTCATGGGGCGGGAAACAATATCATATTGTCAGTTATGATAAAGCATTCCGCTCATCATGGATTGCATTGCATTTAAAAGAATGGAAAACTGCGAATGTAAATATCTCCTGGGAAATGATCGCACTGACTTCAATTAATGGACAATAATTTATTGATATGACAATAGTAAGAGACCTAAGAAAATAATGAAAAAATATATGACATGAAAAAATTGTTAATAATCGCACTATTTTTAATCAGCGCAACAACTTTCGGACAGCTCCAACTCGTAAAGGTCGGGGCAAAGCCGAATGACAATACCGGTGATCCGCTCAGGACGGCATTCCAGAAGGTCAATTTTGCGATAACGCAGATCAATACGAATACAGCAGGATTATTATTGCGAGTACCATATACGGGTGCGACTGCGAATCTTAACCTGGGTATAAATGATTTTTTATTGACTGGATCAATAGGCGCAACAGGATCACGAGTGACTAAAGGTTGGTTTACTAATTTAGAGATTACCAATCTTCCAACTATTAATGGAGCATTACTCGTAAATACATTACCATTTAGTAGTTATGTACCATATACCGGTGCATCAGGTACTGTGGCTTTGGGTGTTAATGGTATTACATCAACAGGTACTTTCAGTACTACCGGGGCTAGAATTGCGAAGATTTGGACGACGAATATCGAATCGACAAATTATCCTACAGTTGGAGGCAATGCTCTTAATACTTTACTGATGCCTATTTCCGATTCGGTGAATTACCTGAAAGGCTATATGTCGAGATATGATGGTGTGATAGGACTGGCACTAAAATTGAATCTGGCAGATTCAGTCAATTATCCAAATAGTTATATGTCAAGATTTGATGGAGTATCGGGACTTGCATTGAAACTCAATATATCCGATACTGCTAATATGTTAACTAATTATCTCAGGAATGCTGATATCGCAGGTAAACTTAATATATCCGATACGGCGTCAATGTTATCAAAATATGGACGGCTTGCAGGAGCAGTGTTTACATCAATAACTATTCCTTCACCTTTTACTCTTGGTTCAACATCTGTAACGTCATCTGGTGATGAATTGAATGTCCTTGACGGTATTCCCGGTACATTAACAGCAACAGAACTTGGTTATTCTGATGGAGTAACTTCATCAATACAACAACAGTTAAATGACACAATATTGATAGAAACATTTACTCCGCTTCTTGCAGATAGTAATATTGTCTCTCCAAATGGGTATATCACACTTAATTATCTTAATGATACGCTTGCAAACTATACAGGAGGTGGTGGAGGAGGTTCTTCAAATACAGTTTTTGTTCAGTTATCAGATACAGTTCCTTTGTTTGAATTTGGTGGAGGTGGAGGAAATAATTCTGATACAGTATTTATAGTAACAACTTCCGTTTATGGTGCATTTTATAATAAATCTTCCGATACTTTGAAGATAACAGAACTTCGTGCAAATATGATAGCCGGTGCTACACCACTCGGAACAGATACACTTGCTATTCAGGTTTATTGGAACGATACTCTAAATGTGGCATTAGGGAATAGTTATACAAAATTAAATACTGCCGATTTAGGAATTAATTCCACGACAACAGGAACAGTAGATGCTTCATTTAATAATGATGAGATACCACCTAGTGTATGGGTGTGGTGCAAGACCCCCGGTGTAGTTCTTGGACGTAAACCTAATATGTTTACTGCAACACTTTCAGGATATAAACTGCCAAAATATATAGACAGGTTTTCTAATGTAAGAATGCTTGATGATACCTTATGTCTTGCAACTTTTGGAGCAGGGGGAGGAAATAATAATGATACGGCAAGTTTTACGACTTCGACATATTACGGGGCATTTTTTAATAAAGGTTCAGATACTCTTAATGTGATAGAATTACGAGCCGTTATGGTTGCAGGTTCTACTCCTTTAGGTACAGACACCCTTGATATAAATGTTTATTGGCATGCAACACTCGGTTCGGGAAGTGCAACAAAACTCAATACTACCGACTTGCCTATTAACTCAACTACAACCGGAACTACAGATACAAGCTTTAACAATGCGAAGATACCACCTAATGTGTGGGTATGGGCGAAATCACCTGCGGTTATTCTTGGTCGAAAACCAAATATGCTTACCATTCAAATAAGTGGATATAAAACGCCTAAATATTAAATAGAATGAAAAAAGTTCTGTTATTATTTTTATCGGTCTTTCTTGTTCTTGCACCTGTTAATGCACAGGTATTAAGGACAAATCCATTATATACAAATAATTCCACAACACCTCCCAGCGGTTATTGCGCGGAATACCAGACAGTATATGATGCAATGACTACTCCTCCGTCATCTATCCATGCAGAGGCACAGAATACATTTGTTGAATCTGCCAAGACACATGGCTATTGGACAATATTTGTTGTATTCTGGTTTTATGCTCAGGATTATAACACAGATGGTGAGGAATTATTAAACTGGAAAGACCCTGCGACTCATGCATGTACATTATCTGCAACGGCTCCCACATGGACTGCATTGGAAGGGTATCTTGGTAATGGCTCCGGGGCGAATAACGCAACGATAAATACTAATTGGAATCCTGTTGCTGATTATGCTGCTCATGGCTCTATTGATTTTATTCAGGATGCAGCAAGTTATGGTGGTTATACAAGGGTTGAAGTCACTGAGAGTAAATATGTCGGTGGCGGATATGATGGTTCAAACAGGACAAGGGCAACGGTAACAAGTACAGGTGTATATGCTTCTTGCAATGCAGGAGGCGAGACTTCACGATCTGAGGGTGCAACATCTTTGGGTCATATTGCTGTTGTAAGGTCTGCTGCTGCTGTAACAAAGTTTTACCGCAACGGGGATCAGGTGAGTACAACTGCCACAACAGCATCAACCGGTGTACCGAATGTTAATTTCTATGTCCTGCATTATAGTAATGCAGCTTCATCAAATAATCAGGTATCGATGTTCTTTGCAGGAGGCGTGATGACAGACCAGCAAGTATTGGATTTTAGTACAGATTTTGAAGTTTTAATGGATGCTTTAGGAACGGGCGTACAATGAAAAAACTACTGACAATATTATTTCTTTTTGTTAGTCTGACATTATCAGCACATCGTTATTATGTCAGTTCATCTAATGGCAATGACGGTGATCCTGGTACATTAGCATTACCCTGGTTGACGATAGCAAAAGTTAATGGATTTACATTTGCTGCCGGTGATACAGTAAGTTTTAAATGTGGCGATACATGGCGGGAAATGCTTACAATACCACGATCCGGGACTGCCGGGAACAATATGGTATTTAATGTTTACAGTACCGGTGCAAGACCATTGATACTCGGATCGGATATATCAGCAGGATGGACAGATGAAGGTGGAAATATATGGAAATCCACAACAACATTTGCAGTTGATGTATGGGGAGTGTCTCCGTGGAAATCGGATATATTCTTTTATGAGACAGGAGGGACTGTTACATGGGGATCACATAAAGTAAGTACGGTAGCCTGTGTTGATGAATATGACTGGACACAATCAGGAGGTTATATTTATGTATATGCCGCTACTGATCCTGATGCACGTTATACAAAGATAGAGATACCGCAAAGGCTTTATTCTATCTGGCTTCCGCAAAGGCAATACATAACAATAGACAGTCTTGATCTTAGGCATCCGAAGAAAATCAATGTTTATGATAATGAACCAAATACGACAGGTCTTACCGATTTTACTCTGAAAAATTGTCATATAGCATGGGTGGGTACTATGCATAGCGGAGATGGAGGAACTGAAGATACTCATGGATATAATGTCTCTGTTGCCCGTAGTAATATGCTTATTCAGAATAATGAGATCCATAACGGGGGCAGACGGCAAATATCAATAAACTGGTACAGTGTAAATAATAACACGGCAGATAATATCGTCATTGAAAATAACTGGTGTCATGATGGCAATCATGGAAGCGGCATGGCTTGTGATGTTACGGATAACAGTAATAATCATGTAACAAATATCTATGTAAGGAATAACCTATTTACACAACTTGAAGATTGGGGAACACATGAAGATGATGAATACAGTACATTTGGATCATTCAGGGCATTATCATCAGGATCGAGCATATCCGGTATATATATCTACAATAATGTTTATAAATATGTAAGCAACTATTGTTATCAGTTTGTATGCGTGGATAATGTCTATATCTACAATAATACGTTTTATGATCTTAACCACCATTTCAATACCTATGCGTATCACTTACAGTTGGCGGGTCAAAATGGTCAGTCATGTACGAATGTCAATATAAAGAATAATATTTTTTACACTACAAATACTTATTCTGTCCAGCATTCCCACATGAACATAAATTATTATAATGCCATGCTCCCTGCTCAGGTTAATATGGATTATAATTTATTTTATGAATTAGATCATGCTCTATGGTTGATTACATTGGCTGATGCAATACCATCGGGAGGAAGGTATAATACTGCTAATTGGGCAACACTGAAAAGCACATACGGCTGGCAGGCGCATGAGCCTACTCTTAATACCATCCCCGGATGGGTATCTGCTCCTGATAATCTCAACCTTGCAGCAGGATCGGTATGTATTGGTACCGGTGTCTATCTTGGCGGTATATATAGTACGGATATTTTAGGTAATGCAAGGGCAAATCCACCGTCTATTGGTGCTTATGAATATGATGCTGATCCTCCTATACTTGTTACTTCAATAGATATTTCAGCAGCCGGTAGTGCAACGACAATAACAATAGAAGATGGCACATTGCAACTCTATACCAATGTCGAACCTGATAATGCTACTGATACGACAAAAACATGGTCGTTGATAAATGGCACAGGGGAAGGGACGATAACTCAGACAGGAGTTATAACGGCTGTCAGTGATGGTACTGTTACTGCAAAAGCCCTTTCTAATGATGCTAGCGGAATCTATGATACTTATTTGATTACTATTTCTAATCAGGACCCTGCACCTGGAGAAGGATTACCGACAGTGATAACAGGAGGCGTTAGTTCGGGATGGACGGCAATATGGGCGATAGCAAATGGCGAGGTAACTGATGATGGAGGCGGCACGGTTTCAGACCGGGGAATATGCTGGGGTACATCTGCCAATCCCACAACGGCAGGTTTACATGGTCATAGTGGCACGGGTGAGGGATCCTTCACCTATACCATCACGGGACTTAAAGGGCTTATCCATTATCATTTCCGGGCATTTGCAACGAATGGGGAGGGTACAGCATATAGTTCTGATGTGGAATTTTTCACACCACGTTTTTCTACTGTGACAACTGGTGCGGGATTGAATAAAAGACTAAGATATGGAGGAAAATTTGTAATGATAAGCAGATAATTTTAAATTTAAAACTATGACAAAAGTAAAAAAAGTAAAAATTAATGTTGAGGCAGTTGCAATGATTAGAAAACCTGCTGTCCAATGGAAGTCTCATTGTGGAAGTTGCGATTGGGAAAGTGATTGTGTCCCTTTCGATAAATTAAAAGGTATATGTCCTGATTGTGGTGAAGGATGTTATTGGATACCTTGTTCTTAGAATAAAAACTTATTAACATGAGTGAACCTTGCACAAAAGAGAATGAACTTGGAAGAATACAATCTACCGTTGAAATGGTAAAAAAAGAGATATTCAATGGGGATAATGCTCTTTCCAAGAGTGTACCGGTTTTATCAAATCAAGTAAAAGAACTCACTGGTGCTGTAAAAGATTTACGGACTGCAATATCAGGATTTGCAAAATTTCAAAATGAAACTGGAGGTAGAAAATCTTTAATAGGGAGTTTAGTCCCGTGGCTTGCTGTCGTAATAGCAGCCATTTCTCTTTTGGTTAGTAATATTAAAATCAATAAAAGCAATGAAGATATAAATTGGAAAATGCAGTTCAAAGTGGATAGAAAACCCGATTCCACGACACGAAGTTTTCAACCTTTTATAAATGATTCAATTCAATGATAAACGTAATAGTTCATTGTTCAAATTCAAGTTTCGGTAATGCAGCTCTTGTAGCAAAATGGCATGTATTACCTCCTCCTGATGGTAGGGGATGGTCCGCTATAGGATATCATTATGTTATTCTTAATGGTCGTATATCAGCATATAGGCATAACTCAAACTTCGATGGACATATAGAAACAGGCAGACCATTGGATGATGATAAGGATATTCAGAGTGATGAATTTGGTGCCCATGCTACCGGATGGAATAATGCAGTCGGTATTTGTCTAATAGGTTTGTCTGGCACTTTTACTGAGGCACAATTGAGATCATTGAGACATCTTATAGGTAAGCTTCGGTTACAGTTTGGAGAGATTAATGTCATGCAACATTCAGACGTTGAACCGAAAAAACCTCAATGTGCAGGACTTACTAAGCAGCAAATATATACTCTGAATTTAATATGAAAAAGATATTTAATTTTATTTGGAGTATTAAATATGTAATTTTGCTTCTGATCGAGATCGGAGTTTTGATTTATTTAATATATTACATACTATGAAAGATTTCACACAATATAGATTTAATGTCCTACGTAGCCCGAAAGATACAAGAGACTGGAAGGCTTCGGCTATCTATCCGCGTGTAACTTTACCGGTACGAACAAATAACCGCGAATTGATGTTCCGGGTACGTGATCAGGGCAGCCAGGGTGCGTGTGTCGCTATGGCCGGATCGGCAATGAAGGAATGGCAGGAAGTCAAAGAATGGAATCTCTCGGAATATCTATCACCACAATTCATATATAATAACCGTGAAGATTCCAGTGAGGAAGGTATGTATATGCGTGATCTGATGAGCATATTGCGTAAATATGGCGATTGTTTTGAGACATTATATAAGTACGGATCAATGGCCCCGATATCGGAACCTGTGTATCGCAATGCAGCGAATTATATTATTAAGAATTATGCCTCTGTCGAGACGCTGGAAGAACTCAAAACTGCGCTTTATCTTAATGGTCCCTGTGTTATTGCCGTACCGGTCTATAACTTTACCGAGCGGATGTGGTTCAGACGCCCCGGAGATTATCAACTTGGTGGTCATTCTATGGCTGTCGTCGATTATGATGACGAGAAAGGCGGCCTGTGGATCCGTAATTCCTGGGGTACGGACTGGGGTAATGATGGATATTGCTTTATGAAATATGAAGATTTCCCGATGGTATGGGAATGGTGGACAACTATTGATGAGAAGTCAATGCCGGATCCTCCTGAACCTCATAAAAAATCATGGCTCGAAAAATACTGGTGGGTCATTGTTATTGGCATTGTCGTTATAGGAACTATCGTTTTAATATTAACTTAATTTATTAATTATGAAATCAGGATTTTTAAAACTTAATTTACGAGACTTCATTAGAGGACTCGTCGTTGCTGTACTTTCCGCGCTTTTTGCCGGATTGCTAAAGCTCTTTGAAGCTGGTCCTTTCATATTTGACTGGCCGACATTCCAACCGATAGTATTTGCTGCTATCGTTGCTGCACTTGGTTATCTTACGGCTAACCTATTTACAAACAGCACAGGTCAAATCTTATCTCGAGACAAATGAAAAGATTAATCGTAATTGTCTTATTACTCGGATTTGCAATCGCGGGATTCTCACAGAGTATCTGGAAACCCGTGCCAAAGAATCTATTTAAGAAGCCACTGACATCCGATTCACGCATACAGATACAGGGCGTGGGCGTTTGGCTTCCGCGCTGGACTGCCGGCGTATCGGCTACGCAACTCAACTATAATAAGGTAACAAAGAAACTCGAAATCGGCACGTTCTCAAAATATGGCGTTGGGCTTTCCTATGCGCATTATGTCGAAGTCGAGGGACTACCATACAATAATTTTTCCGTCAATGGCTTTATGTTCATACCAACTAATAATGACGCGAATGCATTCTCACTGGGACTGACGGTAAGCGCTCTCGATGTTTTTGGCATGAGTCTTCAGGCTGGTATCGACTTTGAGCCAGGAAAGATTAAATCTGATTATTTCCCTATAAGTCCATTACTCGGTGTGAAATATACGTTTTAGGTTTTTTCATAGGTTAGGTTTAGGGTTATGGGGGCTGGTTTAGTGATTTTCCAGCCTCCTTTTTTGTGTTTTGGGGTGAATACCATTCGCCCCTGCTGAGTGGCATTCGTCCCTTTTATGAAAAATAGTTGTAGAAACATTTGTTTATATAAATAATAGCGTTACATTTGTTACATAATAGTATTCACTAAAACCGCAAAGAAATGAAAAACACAAAATCATTATTACCGCAAACTGGTATGAACTCTACAAGAATTGAATACCTGGAATCTACTATCGGTGATGACTATTGCCAAATAGTAATTAATGATAGATTTTTTATGTATGTGAGAACTGATGAGGCAAATCAATTCAGAAATGATGTTATTGAATTGATAAGAAAATATGTTAAATAAAACTTTGCGGTCGGGGTGGCGATAACCTCAAAGCCTCGTTACCGCTTAAAATAATTAACTATGGAAGAATACACAAAGATTTTATTAAGACTGCCGAAAGATTTTGACTACAAACTGAATCTCAGGTTGGCAGAATTGAAGCGCATGAATATCAAGCGCACCAAAGCTGAGGAGATAATAAAATTAGCACAGATAGGAATATTACATGATAAGATAGAATGAAAACACGAACCCTTCCTGCAATAGTTTTTGGCTACAATACAATGGTCCACATGACGCTTGTTACATTCAGGAACTGCAAGCAAATCTATCATATCCTCAATGCGAAGGGCTTCATAGTCCGGGTTCTGGGGAAGAACAATCATACCTATATGTCTGAAACGATAATATTGAACTGAAATGGAAAAGAAAAAATGTTATGAATGTGTACATCGGTTGTCAATACCCGGAGATTGTCACTCTCGTTGCAATAATGTTAAAGCAAAAGTTGAAGGACATCCGCAGGGAATTAGAAACGGATGGTTTATGTGGCCATTAAATTTTGATCCTGTATGGTTAATTTCTTGTGATGGTTTCTCTGATAATCCTGATGATAAAAAACCAAGAGTAGAACATGATCCACTTATTGAAATATTATCACTTTTAAGATAATCACTGATGGAAGCCCGTAAATGTCCTGACTGCAAGACGCTGACTTATTTTGACAGGGAACTGATAGACAATGATCATCCGGAAGATGGTGAATGTCTTGTCTGCCAGCAATGCGGATATGCCATTTACCTGGAAGATGAAATGCAACAGGACTGGAGAAGATTTAAACAAAATTCGAAAATAATAGAAAACAATGGAAAGTGATTTTATTGTATCTGGTAATATCAGGGAGTGTAATTATGGATCAGATGAATGGAGAGAGAAAAATACTTATATTTCAAAATCTGGTCTCGTACGAATAAAAGAATCTCCGGCTCATTACAAAGAAGGAGAACCATTTATTGAGACTCCAGAAATTATTTTTGGCCGTATGTATCATTGTTTCATCCTTCAGCCGGAAAAATTTAAAAAAGATTATATTGTTTTTGATGATTCGAAAATTATTTCTGAATTAAAATCTAAAGGAATAAAAAGTCCCAAAGCTACTAATGAATATAAACACTGGTATGGAACTAAGATTTCAGAATACGAAGATAAATCATTGATTGAAAAAGATGATTATGAAAGAATGATAGGTATGAAAGACAGACTTCTGCAACATCCTTATGCAAAAATGTTAATAAGTAATGGTTTGCCCGAACAGGGATTAATAGGGGAACTTGAAACAAAAGCCGGGAGAATAGGTATTAAATTAATTCCTGATTTAAGGAATGACAATAAGCGGATTTGTATTGAACTTAAAACGACTGTAAGAGCATCAAAAAGAGATTTCCCAAAAGAGGCTGCTAATTATGATTATCATATTCAGGCTGCATTCTATTCTGATTTACTTGAACTTTTCTATGGAGATAACAGAGAAGTCAAGTTTATTTTTATTGCCCAGGAAAAACGCAGACCTTATGCTTTTAACATTTTTGAGGCTGGACCTAAATTTATAGCTCAGGGTCGTTATGAATATGAATTGCTCATGCAACTTTATAAATACTGTATAGATAATAATAAATGGCCAGGCTATCAATGTTTCTGTCCTAATAAATACGGTATTGTCGATCTTGAATTACCAACATGGTCTATTCAATCTATTGATTATTTTATATACTAATGGAAAATTTACCAAAATTACAGGATTTGCTTTCAGATATTGAAATGAAAGCTGAACAGAATGATTTGAATATATTACTTAATGCTCCTCCAAATCCGAACTGGATAAAAGATCATCCTTATGCAAAAGGAGTTAAGTATATTCCAATCGAACGGATAGAGTGGCTCTTAACACGAATTTTTATCCGATGGAATGTTGAATTGAAATCAGCACAACTTTTTGCTAATTCAGTTGTAGTGATTATCAGGCTTTATTATCATGATCGTCTATCAGATAATCTTCTCTGGCAGGATGGTATAGGGGCCTGTCCCCTTCAGACCGACCAGGGAGCCGGGGCAATTGAATTTAATAAGATCAAAAGCAATGCTATCATGCTTGCTGCTCCTGCTGCCGAAAGTTATGCAATAAAAGATGCTGCCGAAAAGATAGGCAAGATATTCGGGAAAGACCTGAACCGCAAAGATGAAATCGGTTATAGCTCGCTTCAGAATGCTATTCAGAGAGAAGATAAACATAAAGAAATATTTAACGAAAATAAATAATAATATGGGAAATATATCTATTAAAATCAACCTGACACAATTTCATTCAGTTATCAGACCGATGCCAACGCAAAGCGGAAAGATAGTTGATTGTATTGTATTGCCTATTGAGATCAATCATTTTTTCAAAGGTGAAAAGGGAGTTTATGCTGATCTTATTGCTTTTGAATTAAAGCAAAAGAAAGAAGGAATCAAAGATACTCATTCCATTAAACAGAGTTTTTCGAAAGATTACCTGGAAGCATTATCCCAGGAAGAAAAGAATGCACTTCCTTTTATCGGTGGATTAGTTGTATGGGATGAAAATCCAGCAAGTGAAAAACCTCCAATGGTGCAAAAAGAAGATGATGATCTGCCCTTCTGATGAAGAAGAAACTTCAAACGGAAGATGACCGCAACCAGGCAATAACTTCTTTGGTCAAAATTGAATTAAAAGATGGTTGGTACTTTGAACTTTCAAAGAGGCGAAGGGTACGTACTATCAGTCAAAATAGATTAGAGAGATTATGGCTTGCTTGTATTGAAGCGGAAACAGGAAATGACAGTAATGAACTGCATGATTATTTTAAACAGAAATGGATTGCACCGAAAGAAGTTTTAATCTTTGGAGAAAAGAAATTGATCTATTCGACAAGAGATTTAAATACAATCCAGTTCAAAAATTTCTTAGATAAAATACAAGTGTTTGCCAGTACGGAATTAAGTATCACATTACCAATTCCTGAAGATAAAAATTGGGATGCTTTTTATGAATCTTATAGAGATAAATTATGAGTGAAAAATCTTTACACCGTGCAGTTTGCGATAGAGAAATATGGAAAGATATTGCTGGTTATGAAAATCTTTACCAAGTTAGTAATCTTGGTAATGTTAGAAGTTTGCATTTTAATAATACCCCAAAAATACAACAATTAAAACCATGTAAAAGAAATGCCGGATATTTCTGCGTTAATCTAAGCAAAGAAGGGAAGGCATTAAAATATAATATTCACAGACTTGTAGCCATTGCTTTTATTCCCAATCAAGAAAATAAGAAAATAATAAATCACATTGATGGTATTAAGTCTCATAATTTAATAGATAATCTTGAATGGGTTACTCATGCTGAAAATGAATATCATGCTCAAATAAATAAACTTAAGGCCTCCGGAGAAAAACATGGCATGGCAAAACTTACGGAATTACAAGTTAGAGATATTAGAAAAATAAACTCACTTGGATTATTCTCTCGGAAACAAATATCAGAAGTATATAATATGACACCTGAATCAATAGGGAATATCTTAAATAATAAAAACTGGAAATAATGAGGAACAATCAAGAATATCAATTATATAAAGCAGTTGCAATGTATTTAAGATTGCAATATCCTCATGTTTTATACCATTATGATCCAACAGGATTGGATCTATCTAAAACACAATCTGGTATGTTAAAAGCAATCCAGGGAGGAAAAGGTTTCCCTGACCTGATGATATACAAACCAAATGGAAGGTATCACGGTTTGTTTATTGAACTCAAAAAGGAAGGTACAAATATATACAAGAAGTCAGGTGCACCGGCAACACCACATATTGCTGAACAGGTTGAATGTCTTATGGATCTTCGTTCACATGGCTATAAGGCATTGTTTGCAGTCGGCTTTGAACAGGCAAAACAGATCATTGATGATTATTTGAATCCAGATAATGAATGATATAATGGAAAACTATGAATTATATGTCTCTCCTGTTTTTATCAATCCTGTTAATGGCAGATTTCGCAAAGGGCATATTCCTTTTAATAAAGGTATTCCAACGAAAGAATGGATGGATGGACGTAAGAAAAGAAAAGTATTAAAGTGTCTTGAAATAGGGCGAAAATTAGGCAATAAACATTTAGCCGGATCAAATCGCAAGAAAGTAATTGCCATTAAAGATAATCAGATGATTGCTTATTTATCTGCCGGACTTGCTGAAAGAATACTAAGACAAAAAGGTATCAGAATTAATCAACGAAATATTAATAAAGTCTGCCATGGAGACGATAGACATAGAATAAGGGCCGGAGGTTATCAGTGGTTTTTCGCTGATGATATTGAAAAGTACAAAGATTTGATTGTTAACAACTAATTTTTGCAAATGAAAAGTAATTGTTTTATATTGCATCCCTAATAAGTAGTGAGAAATGAAAAGATTACGTTTTAATCTGATACATAGCCTTCGGGCAAGAGATACCGTGCAAGGTTTCAGCTCACTACTTTTACCTACACGGTTTTCTTTTTGTCCGGAGGCTTTACTTTTTTGAGATGAATTTGGTAAAACAAAATATAACATTACCAGCAACCATTGAAGGATTACATGAATTTATTCTTATTGGTAAGGAAAAATTAAAATTGCATAAAGCAAAAATTAAGGCAATCAATAATACAAATATGGCTGAAGAAGTATTGAAAATTGCATTACAGGATGGACAAGATGCTGGAATTTCTGTTATTTATGCTGAAGCACAATTAGGGGAATTACTGGAGAAGATACCAAAACAATATGATAAGCTGGGTAATACACAAAAAACTCACCTTTCCTCACTTCCTTCCGGTATTGACAAAAAAATTTCGCATGAAGCTCAGACACTTTCAAAAAATCCTGAAAAGGTTGAAGCAAGTATTACTAAATCCATTGAAGCTGGAAAGATACCAACTCCTGACACAGTTTATAAAGATATAAAAAAACCTCATGTCTCAAACAATTCCGGAGAGAATGAATGGTATACTCCTATTGCAATCATAGAATCAGCAAAAAAAGTTATGGGTTCAATAGATTTAGATCCTGCATCTTCAGAATATGCAAATAAATATATTGTTGAAGCTAAAGAATTTTATGATATAGAATCCGATGGATTGAATCAAAAATGGTTTGGAAATGTCTGGTTAAATCCGCCTTATGCCCAGCCTTTAATTTCTCAATTTTCTGACAAGGTAATTACTGAACTTCCTAATATATCTCAGGCTTGTATTTTAACAAACAATGCAACTGAAACAGAATGGTATCAGCAAATGATGATAAAATGTGATGTTGTTTGTTTTATAAAAGGCAGAATAAAATTTATTGATATGAATGGAGAGGCATCCGGCGCACCACTTCAAGGACAAACTATAATGTATTTCGGAAGTAATAAATTGCAATTTTATAATGAATTTAAAAAATGGGGAATATGTCTGAAGAAAATTGAGGAGAAATAAAATATCTCAAAAGATATAAACAACTCATTTCCTATGAAGGTTTGGAAAGAATGAGAAAAATCACACCAACTGATATTGATGGTTTAATTGATTACAATGGTAATGCTTTTATTTTTCTGGAAGGCAAGTTGATTGATAAAAACATTGATTATGGACAAAAATTAGCACTTGAAAATATAATAAATGGACTTTGTGAATCAGGGAAGCCAGCTTGTTGTTTAGTATTTAGACATGATAAAAAGCCAGAAGAAATAATTATAGCAAAAGATTGTATTGTTTCTGAAGTCTATTATCAGCACAAATGGCGATATTATAATACAAAGAATGTTTTATATTATGTCCAGGAATTTGAAAATCATTGGTTAAAAATAGGAATATCATTATGAAAGACCCAGCCGTCCTATTTTACACGCAAGACTTTATCACCGGCACTTTGCTGATGAATTATGAGCAGAAAGGCAAGTATATAACACTGCTTTGTATTCAACAGCAAAATGGCAAATTAACGGAAAAGGATTTATTAAAGATTTGCGGAGGGAAAGACGATGATATTTGGGCAAAGTTTGACCAGGATGATGACGGGAAATTTTATAATAAAAGGATGCTTATCGAATCTGAAAGGAGAAAAAAATATGTTGAAAGCAGAAAAATTAATGCTAAGCATATGGATAAGCATATGGAATCTCATATGGAAATAAGAAATAAGAAATATGAAATAAGTAATAAGAAAGAAGAAAATGAAATACTATTAAAGAAGCGTGAAGAGAAATTCAGGAATGATGTTTACATTTTTACAAATGATCCATATCCATTAACAATGCTTCAAAAGTTTTGTGACTATTGGACTGAAAAAAATAAAAGTCATACAAAAATGCTCTGGGAATTAAAACCAACTTTCGAGATAAGCAAACGACTTGTTACCTGGGCATCCAGGGATAATAACATAGTAAAGATTAAGAAGCAATTTACTCATGCTGAAATGCTGGATATGCTTAATAAGAATCCTGACTTTAAATGGGATGATTATAATACGATAAAAATTGATGGTGGAAAATGTGTTTATGAATTAAATAATGGAAGATAGACTGATAACGATACTCACATGGGTTTTGGTAGGGATAATTTCATTTGTATTGATATATAATATTGGCGAGTGGATAATTAATAAACTGAAATAATATGACAAACATTGAATGTATTACATTAATGGTAACGCTTATAGCGTTTATGGTATTCTTTTATAAGCTGGTTGAATTGGCAGAAAAACCAGAAAAACCTAAAAAGAAATGAGATGAACAATAAAGTTTATTTGGAGCCTCCTGTGATAATAAACACGATAGCGAGTTATGAAAAGATAACTCCTGAGCAGTTAATTTGTACGGAACGCAAACGGGAATTTATTAAAGCGAAACATATAGCGATGTATTGTTTCAAACAATTTACGGATTTCTCACTGGCCAGGATAGGAATGTTTTTCAATGGCAAGGATCATGCTACGGTGCTTTATGCTATAAAGTCTGTTAGTAACCAGGCTGATGTTTATAAGGCTTATCGGACTGAGCTCAATGAGATACTTCGTAAACTTAGTTTGAAAGTCGAAGATGAATATGAAAGATACAAAAGTTATGAAACTGAAAAAGTATGAAAATTATGAAGTATGTAATATGCTATCTGATTGAAAAACAGCATCGGTTTGTTTTTGATAATATTTATATCTGCTATGAAGATACACGATATAAACCGATGAATTTCTATAAGCATTTCAGATTATGGTTTTATAAACTGATTTTCCCTTTAATACCTGATTTTCGGGAATATCTGAAACTATGGCATAAAGAAAAGAAAAATGATTATTTACGATATAATAATTATTGGAGATGAAAATGAAAAAGAAAAAACTTGAGATTGTCGAATACAAAGGGCGCTATCCTATTTTGGTGCTGCTGTTTGGCCTGGCCGGTGTATTTTTCCTCTGCTGCACGCTGATTGTTGGCGGTTATTTACTCTTTAAATGGATATTCTGATGATTAGTAGGAATAAAATAACAACTTCTGAGATTGAGGTAAGAACGGCTGGATATTTTGGTTATCGGCAAAATATAATTATTCCCAATGCATCTTGGGGAATTAATTTGCATGAGTGCGATTTATTGATTATTCGTAAAAGTGGCTATGGAATTGAAGTTGAAATTAAGATAAGTAAATCAGATTTAAAAGCAGATGCAAAGAAAGGGCACAATCATAATGACAATAGATTAAGCGAATTATACTTTGCCATTCCTAATTATATGGAAGACTGCATAGAATACATTCCTGAACGTGCGGGGATTCTTATTTTAACTAAGGTAAATTACGGGATTGATTTACATAGATTAAGAAAACCACAAGTAAATAAAAGCCGCAGTAAATTTAATAAAGATGAAATGTTAAAAGTTGCGCACTTAGGGGCAATGAGAATTTGGGATTTAAAACGCACCCTAAATGGTTATAGGAAAAAAATATTAAAAAGAAAAATTGAAGATTTGGCACAACAAAAATTAGCATTATGATACACGAATCAAAAGGAAATATGTATAGTTGGTTAACGCACACCTGGAATACAATCAAAGGCGAGTGTCCGCATGGTTGTACTTACTGTTATATGAAACGCTGGGGCAAACAAAAGCCGATTCATTTTGACGAAAAGGAATTAAATACAGATTTAGGTTCTGGTAACTTCATCTTTGTCGGTTCGAGTTGTGATATGTTTGCTGATACTATTCCTAAATATTGGATCACTGATACACTTGTTAAGTGTGATTTTTATATTGGTAATCGGTTTTTATTTCAAAGTAAGAATCCTGAGAGATTTGCAGAATTTAAACTTTACTTACCAGACGGACAAAGAACACGCCTCTGCACAACTATTGAAACGAACAGATATTATAAACAAATGGGTATTGCTCCAACTCCTGTTCAGAGGGCAGTGGCAATGAATCAGTTTTTTGAATATCCGACATTTGTAACTATTGAGCCGATTATGGATTTTGATTTAAATGAAATGGTTAAGTTGATAAAATTATGTCATCCCAACCAAGTAAATATCGGTGCTGATTCTGGCAATAATAATCTTCCCGAACCTTCAAAAGAAAAGATACTTGCATTGATTGATGAACTCAAAAAGTTTACGGTAATTGACCAGAAACGGAATCTTCAAAGATTAATACTATGAAACAGACCTGGCATAAAGTAAATCTAATTGACGATCCATATTACGGCAAACCTTATGCTTTGGTAACTGCTGTTATATTGGGCTTTATTGCCTTCATTGTGGCTTACATTTTTGCAGTTATCGGACTGGCAAATTTGATTATGGACTTAATTGAGTAGTTATGAAAGCAATTCTGATTGTATTGTTACTAAACTTAAATAATTGAAACTATGGAACAGAAAATTAATGAAGTGGAAATTAACGGGGTTGTTTATACTCCTAAAGGACTTGAATCTAAGGTAGAATATGCCGGCGATATTAAAATTGTTGTATTACAGCGCGGATGGGTTTACATTGGTCGTTTTGAAAGAAATGGCAATGATTGTAAACTTCATAATGCTTATAATATCCGTGCATGGGGAACGACAAAAGGACTGCCGGAATTAGTTAATGGCGCAACAAACTCGACGAAACTTGATAAATGTGAAGGAATTGTTGAATTTGATTGGCTTACTGTTATTCATACAATTACTGTAAATCAGAGCAAATGGAACAAAATCGTATAGCAATAAATTTTGAGGATTCTCAAAATACCTACGGCGACGGCGACGGCTACGGCGACGGCGACGGCGACGGCTACGGCAACGGCAACGGCTACGGCTACGGCTACGGCGACGGCTACGGCTACGGCTACGGCTACGGCGACGGCGACGGCTACGGCTACGGCGACGGCTACGGCAACGGCGACGGCTACGGCGACGGCTACGGCAACGGCGACGGCTACGGCAACGGCGACGGCTACGGCAACGGCGACGGCTACGGCTACGGCTACGGCGACGGCTACGGCTATTAATTTAATTATAGACTATGAAACTAATAATTTTATTTATTCTTTTGCTTATTTCCATCCGGGCATTTGCTCCAGGCACGAAGGCGATTTACATTGCCGTAAAAGATGCCCTGACGGAATTTGATTCGCTGATTAAGGCGGTTGCATGGGTAGAAAGTAAGAACGGGCTTTATGTTTATAATCGTGTTGAGAATGCTGTGGGATGGCTGCAAATTCGACAATGCCGTGTAACGGATTACAATGAAAAGCGAGGGACAAACTATCAGCTTGCCGACTTTTACGACTATGATTTAAGTCGTGAGATGTTTCTGTACTATTCTGCCGGGTTATCCTTTGAACGTGCCAGCCGTGAATGGAATGGTGGGCCGAAAGGAATGCAGAAAAAATCAACGATTAAATACTGGAATTTGGTAAAATCAAGACTATGAGTAGCAAAGAACAATACAAAGATGCTTTGAAAAGTAAAAACAAAATAATTACTGATCAAGGTTTAATGATAACTAAGCAACATAAGGAGTTATTGTTAAAAGATAAAATTATTAGAGAGTTGAAAGATCAAATATCAGTTCTTAAAATAAGAATTGATTTGAAGAAAAAATGGTGGCAATTTTGGAAATAAGCAAGACTATGAAAGTAAAATTTGAAGAATGGGGAGAAGAAAATGTGGGAATAATATTGATTCCTGAAACTATTGAAGATATTGCAAAATTATTGCGATATGCCAGAAATGCAAGTGCAGAAAAGCCACGAGTTTTTCTATATTATGGGAAAGAGGTTAGATGTGAAATCAATCTTAATAAATATAAAAAATCAGTACAAGTAACTGCTATTACACCTTATAAAAAGTGAGGGAAAGACTGTGAGACATGGAAGTTTATTTACCGGCATCGGCGGTTTTGATCTGGCTGCACAGTGGATGGGATGGGAAAATGTTTTTCAAGTTGAGATTGACAAGTTCTGCACGAAAGTATTAGAAAAGAATTTTTCAAATGTTAAAAGATATGGCGACATCAAAGAATTTGACGGGACTGAGTACAGGGGAACAGTTGACATTCTTACAGGAGGGTTTCCATGCCAAGGGTTCTCTGTTGCCGGGAAGCAAAAGGGCAAAGCAGATCCTCGCTGGCTCTGGCCGCAAATGTTACGAGTTATACGGGAAATACAGCCACCTTGGGTTATTGGTGAAAACGTTCCTGGAATCATCAAACTGGCACTCGAAGATATTTGTGCTTCGCTGGAAGGTGAAGGTTATGAAATCCAGCCGTTTATTATTTCATCTGCGAGCATCGGAGCATGGGATAAAAGGAATAGGGTCTGGATCATTGCCAACAATCCTAAGTTCAGAAGGATCAACATACCAATACAGCAACGGGGACAAAACAAGGCCGGTAACATTAACCTTAACAGGAAAATTAAGATCAATTCCGACATTGACAAATTCAACAGTCACAATGCAAGATATAATTCAGGCGCAATTTCACAGCAGCAAAAGACCGGAATACAAATCAATAACAACACTTTCAGCACGAGATTACAAGGATACTCCAGGAATGACTTATCAGGTAGGGAAAAGGAACAGGAGAGACAGACCGGACAGACAAATTGGTTACGAGACTGGATTGAAGTTGCATCCGAACTTTGCAGAAGTGATGCAAGGGTTCCTCATAGGATGGACAGAATAAGAGCATTAGGCAATTCTGTTAATCCGTATGTAGTATTTGAGATATTTAAAGCAATAGAACAATTTAATCAGCAAGACTATGAAAGCACTATACAGAACAGTAATAATTAAAGGTGAGGCTGATTTACCGGAAGAAGATGGTGAATATTGGTGTCACTTTAGGGTTGGTGTAAAAGCAATGACATTAGTAAAGCGAATAAATGTTAAACCAGATGAATTTGATTGGTATCTCCTGCCTGTTGATTTGCCTACGGATATAGAAAAGGAAAATGCAGCAATAGAAGGTATGCAGAGAGAGGAAGGTGACATTATCAAAATAATTGATTCTCCTTATGCTTGTGCATTTATTGATGGTTGGGAGGCTTATCGTGACAAACTTTTAAACAGATAAAATCATGGAAAAAGAGAACAATGAATTTAATCTTGAGAAATTTAAGAATCTTATTATTATCATTTTATTAATAGGATTTGTTTTGTCTCAGATTGATAATTATAAAATGCGATATTGGGACAAAAAAAACTATGAACTATTATTAGAATTAGATAGTTTGTTAAATGATATTGGACCTTCTTATCATACAGATACATTTTAAAGTAATAACAGATAAAACTTAAATAATCATGCCAATAGTAAAAGATGATATTAATATTCCTGTTGAGATAGAATTTGAACAAAAGATTAACGACTTAAAAAAACAGATAGGATGAAAACAGATGATTTGATTGCAAAACTGAGTGATATGTTGGCTGAAATGTGTTTTTGTAAATCGAAACATTGTGGAAGATGTGGATTTACTGAAGATATAAAGTGTATTAACGAGAATATCAGGAAAGATATATTTAAAATAATTGCCTCCATTGAGCAACAACTTGCCGGACAAAAGCCAAAGAGTGCGGAATCAAAAGAACAAATCATTGACAGGATATTTTCTGAAGCATTAGGCGCAGAAGAAACAATGAAATTACCGCTTATAACTTTTGAATTGATACAAGATTGTATGGAACAATTTGCCTCCCAGAAGCTAGACATAAGAGAAGAACTGATAAATAAATTAAGGGGAATAAGTGAAAATACTCCTGAATTGAATATGTGTAATTATTCTCATGATCAAGTAAGACAGTTAAATGATTCTAATATTGAAATTTATTTATTAATTGACGAATATTTAAAGCAATAACCATGATACAACCAAATTGGTGTCCTCATAAAGATTGTCAGAATAATATTTTATCGCAAGATAAAATGTGTGTCGGGAAATTACTTTATCCCGAACAACATGATAATGATTTTAATACTCACCGTCTTTGTCTTGATACAAGAGAAACGGGATATGGGATTTTTGATTTACAAATAAACTGGAACGATGCATGGAATCTAATCAGACTTTTAAATTCTATAAAGCAACAACCAATTGCCAAAGGAGAAAAAAAATGCAGAAGATCAAAAGATAGTACTCATAGTTATCCTTGTTATTATCCTCATTGTAAAGGATGCGATTTTTGGTCTTAATATGAAATATAAATGAAAACCGCTAATGATATGACAAACACTCAGAAGTTAATTCAGGCTCAAAGAGAACTGATAAAGCATTTAACACAGGATTATTGCTATAATATTTGTGAAGAACTCCTAAAGAAGATAGCCAAACTTGAGGCTAAAATAATCAGTGAAAAAACTATAAAGAAATGAAAACACTAATTGTTATTATTTTTCTTGCTTTGGGTGGACTTGCTAATGCCCAAATGGTCAACTTGGAAGATGCATTAAAAACATCTGAAACAATCTTAAGTATAAGACTTCAAGAGAATGCTATTCTTGAACTTAATAGGCAGATATTTGAATTACTTAAAAATAAATTAAATGAACAAAATCTGTTATTTCAGGATTTACTTGACTATCAAAAAAAATGTTATAATGATAGTACGGAAATGCAAAGAGGAGACACATTATATGTCAATATAGAATTTAATAAACCTGGCGAACCCGATTATATGATAGTCACACCACTTTATGAACACAAGAAAAAGCCAACATTTGAAGGATTCATTGAGTATATGAAGAAGAAATATAACATAAAGGAATGAAATTATGGTAAAAATCGCAGGTATATATTATAGTCTAAGATGCAATTCCCTTCCAAAAGGAGGCGACACCACTGAGGGCAGTTACAATCAGGACTTGCTGTACCCAAGAGCAATATCAGTTAGTAATATACCATAATCTTTTTTAAACAGATAAATATTTAAACTATGAAAAAACTTATTTTTATATTACTGATGATTCCTGCGCTTTGTTCCGGCCAGGCAATCTATGTCAGTTTTCAACCGGCAGATTTAGGCTTCGGTTTGCGAGGTGATTACAAGATATTCTATGGATCTCTCAGTTATGGCAATGGGGGAATTTATAGAAAGTATGACCTGGAGCATCATGTAAAGATGACAGCTGGTGTAATGATTCTCTTGAAACCCTATAATGGATTCGAGTTTTTCCCGACGGCCGGGATAAATTACCATATTCTTAGTCATGCTGAGATAGATGGTCTGATAGTGAATCCAAAGATATTTAATCCGCTGTCCTTTGAGCTAGGATTGACAGTTTATATGGGACGGTTTGCACTGGGTATGCGGACGGATATTCTCCGGTGGGAACCGTGTGTAGATTTAGGATATAAATTTAAGGCGGGGCGGTGTTCTTTTCATAGATTATAGTCCACTTAGATAATTAATTTTAATGCCCCGCCTTTTTAAAATATAGAAAATGAAAGCACAAGAATTGAGAATCGGAAATTTAGTTTTATCGGGTAAAGACAAAATTGTTATATATAACATACATAAAGATATTATTAATTATGGTCATAGCCAAGGGGCCGATGATGGTGATTTGATAGAATTTTTAACAGGCATTCCCCTAACCGAAGAATGGCTTTTGAAGTTCGGGTTTGAAAAATTATTGTATGGTGTAGTATATAATAAAGACTATGTAGAAATTGGATTTAATAAGGATGGGTTTTATATTATTCAATCAAGTAAAACAATCAAATATGTTCACAAACTTCAGAATCTTTATTTTGAACGTAAAAATCAAGAATTGGAGATAAATAAGTAATTTAAAAATAATTTGAGTATTAACCAATTCTTTAGCCTATGGGAAAATGACCAAAGATTTTTACCGGGTAATTATAAAAGCTCTCAGAAATGAGGGCTTTTTTGTTGTTAATAACTTTTTGAATAATAAAAGGTATTCATATCCGAATATAGTATAATTTTGCATTCATAAATATTCGCTATGGGAATTACTAAGCGATGTAGTAATTTTTACGATACGCCGGTAGATCAGCAATGGTATCTCCGGTTTGATGTACTCACCCTTCCGAGGGATCATCGCAAGATACTTAACCGACAACCGATAGCAAGAAGGATTATACTGAGCAATGGACTAATAGTCGTTGCTTTTTTAATTAATTGGAATGTAATGAGCAACTGATGGCTACAAAAAGTAACACGATTAAAAAAACAGCAATGATTGAAGCTCTTATTCAGTCACTTGGAGTTGTTACTGATGCTTGTAAGAAGGTTGGAATTGCCCGTAAAACTCACTATGAATGGTATAATGAAGATTCAGAATATCACAAATCTGTTGATGATATCTCTGAAATAGCTCTTGATTATGTTGAGTCAGCGCTTCATGGCCGAATTACAAAAGGTGATACAACAGCAATAATATTTTATTTAAAGACAAGAGGAAAGAAACGCGGATATATTGAAGGTTTCGATATTACCTCCGGTGGCAATCCCATAATACCAGTTATAAAATTTACCAATGGAGACAACGGTTGAGGTACAATTACATGAAGCATATCAACCTCTCTGGCAGGAAAGAGACAGACGTTATTTCCTATTAACAGGTGGACGGGGCTCAGGTAAGTCATTTGCCCTGGCGCTATTTCTTTGCGATCTGACAACACGTGGCAAACAAACAATACTCTATACCAGGTTTACACTTCAATCAGCTCATATATCAATAATACCTGAGTTTATTGAAAAGATCGAGATGCTCGGATTGATGAGTGAGTTTGAAGTAACGAAAACAGAAATCATTCACCGGCATACAGGCAGTAAGATATTATTTCGTGGAATAAAAACATCAGCAGGTAATCAGACTGCAGCATTGAAGTCAATACAAGGTGTTACGACATGGGTACTTGACGAGGCTGAAGAACTTATTGATGAAGCCACGTTCGATAAGATAGATGAATCGGTCCGCGAAAAAGGCGTGCAGAACCGCGTTATCATCGTATTGAATCCTACGCATACTTCACATTGGATTTACCAGCGATGGTTTGAAAAGCATCAGGACGATACGTGTTATATCCATACGACCTATTTACAGAACCTCAGTAATCTATCAGAGAGTTTCATTGAGAAAGCACGGATAACGGAACAACGTAATAAAGTAGCTTATGACAACCGCTTCCTGGGAGAATGGATGAATGCTGCCGAAGGTGTAGTATTCGATAACTGGTCTATTGGTGAATATGATAATACCGTTCAGCTTCAATGCTTCGGGCAGGATTATGGCTTCTCAGTCGATCCGACAACACTTGTTCATGTAGCTGTTAATCGCGAAAAGAAAAAACTTTATATCGATGAATATTTTGCCCTGCCTGGATTATCTACAGGCAAGATCGCTGAGCTCAACCGTTATCATGCAGGCGATAATCTGATAATAGGTGATAGTGCAGAAGATCGATTGATTGATGAGCTCAAGAAAGAACATAAGATAAATATCAAACCTTCGGAGAAAGGACCGGGGAGTATAACGGCAGGTATCACGGCAATGCTCGATTATGATATAATAGTTACTGAGCGAAGTCGCAACCTGATACGCGAGTTCCGCAATTATATCTATCTCGACAAGGGATCGAAGATTTACATTGATGATTATAACCATTCTATTGATGCGGCACGTTATGCCTTCTGGTTCCTGACGAAACATAAAACTGAAAACTGGCAGATATGAATATATTTCAGCGGATATTTAAGAAAGAAGCACCGATACTTTTTACGAATGAAGATTGGAAGATCCTGTCGAATGTACTTTTCCGTTATGTCAACCGCGAACAGAATATCAATCCGATAGTCTATAAGACGGATTACATAACGAAAGCCTATCTCTATAATGCTGTAATATATTCGATCATATCGCTCCGTGCCAATGCTGCTAAAGGTGTGCCGTGGCTTGTATATAAGATTAAGAACTCGCAGAAGTTCCGGACTTATCGTAATATCACGCGTAAAGATATGAATCTTCACAAGACGCTTACGCTGAAAGAACAATCACTTGAAGAAGTCGATAATACACCGTTGAATGCGCTGTTGAAAGATCCGAACCCTTATATGAGTTTTGCTGATATCATTGAAGGTCTGTTCATTTACCGTGATATAACAGGCGATGCTTATTTATTTCATGTCGATAATAACTCGAATAAGGAAATATTACAACTTCATCTTCTTCCAGCCGATAAGACAAAGATTGTCGGCGGCGGATTTCTTGATCCTATTGCCGGCTATCGCGTAGATACTGTTTTCGACAAGCCGTTAGAACGCGAGAAGGTCATGCACTGGAAATATTTCAATCCTCTGTGGGATCCGGACGGTCGGCAGTTATATGGCATATCGCCGCTCGTCTCGGCTGTGCGGATGATAAATGCCGATAATGAAGGAATAAACAATGAAGCATCAGCATTTTTGAATGAAGGTGTAAAAGGTATCATAACCGGTACTGAGAGTACTGAGATTGAATTTACAAAAGACCAGGGTGATCTGTTGGCAAAGAAGTTAAAGAAAGCCACTGAACGTGCAAAGGCAGGTGAAGGCAATGTCATGTTCAACCGCGCACCACTGAGTTATGTCAGGATTGGCGAGACGCCTGTTGACTTGGGTGTATTAAACTCGCGCAAGTTCAATAAAGAATTATTCTGTAATATATTCCGTATTCATCCTGCATTGCTTTCTTCCGATGCTTCGACACTCGATAACCTCAAAGAAGCACGTAAGTCGCTGATGACGCTCAGTGTTATGCCGGACATGGATTCACTGCGTGAGAATCTTAATACAATGTTCCAAGCAGCTTTCGGTCCTGAGTGGTTTATCGATTACGATATCATGGCAATATCAGAACTTCAGGAAGATATCGAGAAGTTGGGTAAAACGCTTAGTACAATGGATTGGATAACACCAGACGAGAAACGTGCTGCAACGAATTATGATGATTATATCGCCGATCCTTCGAATCCGGCTAAACAGATTTATACCGATATGGGTAAAATTCCGCTTGGCTATGGCATGGATTCGGGATTCGAGAAGATAGATAATGAAATAGATAAACGAAGATGAGTTGGGGAACTACAAAAGTAGTAAGAGGTAGTCGGGGTCGTCCGGGAGCACCAGGAATACCAGGAGCAAAGGGTGACAAGGGTGATACTGGAAATATCGGTGATCATGAATCTGTTTATAATCATACGTATATACATCCTTTAGGATATGATAATCAGGATCTATCAGGATTACAGCCAAAAGAAACAGGCAAGGGATTAAGCACGAATGATTATACTAATACGGAAAAGGAAAAATTAACAGGTATTGAAAGTGGAGCAAATAATTATATTCATCCTACAAATCATTCAGCATCAATAATCGCTCAGGATACAAATAATAGATTCGTTACTGATACTGAGAAAGGAATATGGAACGGCAAAGAACCAGGCAATTCAAATATTCAGGCTCATGTTATATCTGCTCATGCTCCATCAGATGCACAAAAGAACAGTGATATTACCAAGGCAGAAATTGAAGCTAAACTAACAGGTGAAATTACATCGCACTCACACGCAGGCGGGAGTGGAGGACTTGGTTATACAATAAACGTACAGGCACTAACTTCTTCTCCGGCAGACGGTGCAACGGTTTATTTTGGTCAATTACCGAAGACTCCTATTACAACTGCCAATGTAAGTAAGGTTTATATCCGCAAGGCAGGTACCATTAAGATTGCTAATATATATTGCTATTCGGGTACGGCAGGGACAAATCAGGCATGGAGTCTTAATATAAGGAAAAATAATACAACTGATTATCTGATTGCAACACTATCAGTAGCAACAAATGAAAGGGTGTTTTCTAATATTGCTTTGAATATTCCCGTTGCTGTTGGAGATTATATTGAAATTAAGGGTGTTCAACCGACATGGACAACAAACCCACTTACTACGATTTATGGAGGATATATTTATATTGAATAGATGACCTGGCAGGAAATAAATAACAAACGTTTGCCGTTCATACGCATGGGCGAGAGACTTTTCCGGGGAATGTATGGAGAGATAAGAAAGGATTTGATTCATTCGTTTCAGAATCTCCAGACGCCGGAAGAAGTTATTGCCGCTGCTACTGCTATTAAGATCGATGAAACGAAAGTATTGTCAGCATTTGAACGGTTTTATCTCAAGGTCGGTATGGGATTCGCCAAGTGGATTACGAAAAGTACAAAGCCGGCAATAGAGTATAAACAGGAAGATATGTGGATGGAGAAGATCATCGAATATATACGTACAAATACCGGTGTTAAGATTACGGAATTAATAAAGACACATTACAAAGATATTGAGAGAATTGCACGGCAGGCTGTTAAACTTGGTATCAACGAAGGATGGGGTATTGAGAAGATAGCACGGGCGATACGTAATTCACAGGGAGAGATTGACTTATGGAAGGCACTTCGTATTGCACGTACAGAAGTTGTTGCTGCATCAAATGAAGGTGTAAAGGTCGGTGCAGAAGATCTGCCAGGTAATAAGGAGAAAGTCTGGATATCGACATTCGATGAGCGTTCACGCCCTGATCATATGGCGATGGATGGTCAGCGTGTCGGATGGATGGATAATTTCACATTGCCTTCGGGCATAATGCTGGAGTTTCCCGGCGACCCGAAATGCAATGAACCAGGCGAGATTATCAACTGCCGGTGCGGTTATGAGATAGTAGTTAGTTCAGAATATTTTTAAAATTTAATATAGATGAAACGATTTTACCAATATGGCCCACCTTGTAGTCTTGAGTTGAAGGATCTTAACCTCAAAGATCGAATCGTTCAGGCGTATTATTTCAACGCTCAGACGATTGACAGCGATAGTGATATCATTTCGATCGATGCATACGAAAAGAGTATCAAAGAACGGGGGCCAAAGAGTGCTTTGCCACGAATAAAACATCTGTTTAATCACTGGGAAGGTGCAGGTGTCATTCAGGAACTCGGCAAAGACGAGAAAGGCGGTTGGTTTATGTCTAAGCTTGGCCGCCATACTGTAGGTCGTGATACGCTGCTTATGTACGAGGATGGTCTGATTACAGAACATTCGCATGGCTTCGATGCTGTTAATACTTCAAATGAGACTATCGAAGGCAAAGAGATACGGCGCATAAAAGAGGCTGTCCTATGGGAAGTGACATCACTTGACAAGTGGGGTGCAAATATGAATACTCCCGTTATCAAATCTATTGATGATCAGCAGGAATGGATAAAGAAACTCGATCGCTTGCAAAAGGCACTCAATCGTGGTAGTTATACCGATGAGACATTTGACTTATTCGAGATACAGTTAAAGCAAATAATGGAATTGCTTCAGAATTATGAGATGGAACAGAAGCCATTTACAAATTTCCATGCCGCGCGCGTGCGTGACCCTGATGATTTTGTCAGGATACGTGTACTTCAGACATTGCCGAATGGTATAATGATCTATGGCGGTCCGCTAAAAAGTGACCCACAAGGAAGTACTAAACCGCAGACATACCGTTTTCCGAAAGATAAATTCACTGTGGCCGAAGCTAAGAAATGGCTTACGGATCACGACATAAAATATATTTCGTTTGAACCAGCTGAAGAAGAAGAGCCGAAGCAACTACCCACCCTTAGATGGGCCGGGAGCCTGTTCACTCCAAAACAAGTAAGCTATGATAAGATAGTATTAACTTTATAAATTATTAAAATGAAAATTAAAATTGGGGATATTGAATATGAATTTAAACATATCAATCTTCCCACAGATCACGGATTTGATGAGGAACATCTGAAATTCCTCATGAAAATCGATGAGGCTCTTGTTAAAGCCCGCGAGGGAATAACAAAGCAAGAGGATATCGAGAAGATCAAGACTGATTTTGATGCTAAGATTAAGACACTTAAAGACGATTTTGGTAATCTCAGTTTCGAGAAACTACAGAAGCAGATCAATGATATTTATATCGAGATCGCAAAAGCCGGGCTGAAACCTGCTGCCACGAAAGAAGAACTGGCACGACAGGAACGTGTGATGAATAGTAATTGGTTGCGAGCTTTAGCTAAGAAGGATAGCGAAAAGGTTAAAAAAATAGGATTGGAGATCAAGCAAAGATTTCAAACTCCAATGGATCCGATTATGCATTTAGGACCAGCGACAGATGAAATTGATGAAGATTATACACAAGGAGGATATTTGGTTCCTATTTTACTTACAACTGAAATTTATAGATTTGTAACGGAAGGTGGAATAGCAAGGAGGGAATTTGGTAGTCTACCTTTTGGAGGACCAGGTAATACACGTGAATTACATCGATTACTAACATCGGTTACTATATCATGGATTGATGAAGGTGAAGAAAAGCCGAAAACAAAGCCAACAACTACGAAAGTTACTCAGACTTTGAAAGAAATGGCTGCAATGGTATTATTTACTGAAAATTTACTTGAGGACGCAGCTATTGATTGGGTATCATATTGTTCGCCACTATTAGGAGAAGAAATTGCTGCTGAGGAAGATAATCAGTTCTTTGTCGGTACTGGCGCACCGTGGACGGGATTAATTAATGATCCCGCTATAACTTCAGTTGCTCTTGCACCTACTGTCGGGCCATTGGACATGCGGCCAGAAGTTTTGCTTGCCCTCCCAAATGTGATTCCTTCTACGGCATTGCCAGGTAGTAAATATTATATGCATAGATCCGTATGGAGTGCAATTTGTGCCAGAAGGAGTGATGCTGTTGCTGCAAATGACGTGAAAGGTAATTACCTGATTCAGCAACCATCACAAGGTAGTCCCGGTTCAATATGGGGTTATCCTGTCGTATTGGTTGAGGCAATGCCCTCGCTCACGGACTTAGGCTATGGTGAAGGTGATGATGAATGTGATCCTGATCTGCCGTTCATTATTTTTGGAAATCTCAAGAAATGCGTAATTTATGGAGATAAGGGCGGAATAAAAATGAAAGTACTCGATCAAGCTTCCGTCTATGATAATGAAGGCAATCTCATAAATCTTGCAGAACGAAACATGATTGCGCTGAGATGCTCGCGGAGGGTTGGTTATGTAACGATTCTCCCGGCTGGTATTGTCATCCTTGCAACAGGAGCAGTATCGTAGGATATGTTAATAATTAAGGGAGGGAAACTTTCCTCCCTTTTATTTAATTTTGTATCTTTAAATATGGCACAACTTAAAATACCGGGGATTTATAAAATCCAATCTATCTGTAAACCAGAACGGTTTTACATAGGGAGTGCTATGAATTTACGGAAGAGGAAATATGAACATTTTCATCAATTACAGAAGAATAAGCATTACAACCGAAAATTACAAAATCATTATAACAAATATGGTAAGGATGATTTGATATTTATTGTGATAGAACCATGCTTCCCTGAGTATCTTCTTATAAGGGAGCAATATTACATAAATCATCTAAAACCGTATTTTAATATCTGCAAGATAGCTGGTAATTTAACTGGGGTTAGGTTAGGTGTTAGACTTACAGAAGAAACTAAAAAGAAAATAAGTGAAAAACATAAAGGGAAAGTAGCTTGGAATAAAGGTAAAGAGGGTAAAAAAGGGACAATCCCATGGAATAAAGGAATTAAGTTATCTGAAAAAATTAAATGCAAATTCAAATTAAGAAAAAGGAGGGGCCCTCTGAGTGATGAAGAGAGAGAAAGAATTTCTTTACTTAATAAAGGGAAAAGACTAAATAATGAAACAAAACAAAAAATACGGAATAAACATTTGGGTATGAAATATTCAGATGAAACTAATGCTAAAAAAGCAAGAAGGGGTAATAATAATGGGATGTTTGGGAAGTATAGATATGGAGAGGAGAATCCGATGTTTGGAAGAAAACACTCCCAGAATACAAAAGATTTAATTGCTCAAAAAGCAAAAGGAAGAAAGGCCAGTGAAGAGACATTAAAGAAATTCAGTAAAAGAAGCGCTGGGGAAAATAATCCAATGTATGGAGTTCATCGGTTCGGGAAAGATAATCCAAATTATAAACATGGAAAATATAATAATAAATTACTTAAGCAAGAACAAGAGATAATTCGATTATTAGAAAGAGACATCAATGATCCAAGATTAAACATATTCAAATACGAACAATTAAATTAGTTATTATGAAACCAAAGACAAGAGAAAGTGTACCATTACCAGCTTTCGGAGTTAGAAAGAAAATATCTCCGAGGAAAAAATCTAAATTACTAATTCCAATAAGGAATATGAAAGAGAAACCAAATGCCGGCAGGATTTATCCCGTTGAGAATAAAGAGGAAAAGCACTCACCGAAAGAGACGAAAGATTTTTCCAATATATCGATAAGTAAATTACGCGATATGATAGGCGATCTCAGTGAACAGGAACTCAAAGATATTGCTGCAAAGGATCAGCGTATAACTGCACGCAAACTTGCCAGTGATGAATTGATAGACCGTGGATCGGAAAAATGAGGGTTGAGCAGATACGGGTAAGCCGGAATGTCAAGTTCTTTGCCGGGCGGATGCAACATAAATTCAAACTCCGTCCGTATGATGATCCGACAAAACCGGTTATTATGTACGGTGTTTATAATACCGACGATTATGAGTTCTTTAAAAATTTTGAACAGCCGATGATTGTTCTCTGGCGCGGTACTGATGCACAGGTCGTTAATGAGGGTAAAGCGAAGATAATACTATCAAAACCTTGTCGTCATTATGCAGTAAGCCGCCAGGTGCAGAAAAGCCTTGAGCGGTTTGGCATAATGTCGGAGGTGAAGGCGATAACATCAACAGATCCTTCGATCAAATGCCAGCCTCGCGGTGAATATGTTTATTGTTATATTTCGAGTAATGTTAATGTGATGCGTTCGAAGTATAAATACGGATGGCTGAGATATCTACAGAGGAAATTGCCTTATAAGTTCATATTCACAACGATACGGCAATATCCGGAGGATAAGTTGATGAAGATCTACCGTAAGTGCTTTGTCGGTGTGAGATTGCTTGGACATGATGGGATGTCAAACTCGATACTTGAAATGGGATTGATGGGACGGAGGACGATATCAAATTCAGGACTTCCGCATACAATACCCTGGAAGGAACTGAAAGATGTGAAAAAATCGATAATAAAAGAATATAATCATCGCAGGGAAGATAATAGTTCGATAAGTACAGCATATAAGAAATTGATTAACATTGATAATAAATGGTTAGAGTTGGAATAATATCATGGACAGCAGCATACGGCAATGCAGCAGCATTAGCAGTTGGTATGCGGCATTTTGCTGATGTAGCGACATGGTATAAATATGCTGATGAAAAAGGATTCGA